ATGTTGGCGACATACTGGATTTAGCTCGTAACCCCGAACAACATTGGTCGTTTGAGGAATCTATGGGAAGAAGGGCAAGACAAAATGCAAAGAATCGTATTTTGGGCAAACAATAGTGAAATGTTAAAGTCAATTGTCCTTCGTATATCATCCAATGGGTAATCTCGGAGAGTCGTTTGACACCGCTTGGAATCTGGTTAAGGAAGAACCAGATGAATCAACAGATGCTTGGGATGATGTTCATTATAGAGGTAAAGATAATTGTGATAGCTGTGGTTCATACAGGGATCCCAATAGCGATTATTGCAGGGAATGTTTTGACGGAGCTACGCCAAGAAATAGAGAAAATCCACATCTTCTTGATGGAAAATTAGATGATGTTATGTTATCATCAAGTGATGCTTACTCATTATGGGATGAAGGCTACGAACCTAACTATGACTTAGTGATACAATCCGCAATAGAGCTTCTTGAGAACATGGGCTACAAAGTTACCCCACCCAATAATGAAGGGATGGGAGATAATTCAGAATTAGAAAACGACCATGATTTACTACGGCTTTTAATTTCACAACAAAAGTATGAAGAGGAACAGGATAATCTTGACTAACAAGGAAATGAGGCGAAAAGAATGAGTAGTTTTGAAGATGCGTGGAAATTAGTCAAGGAAGATGACGATGATTGCGAGTGCATAACCACCGATATGAGTGGCAATTGCACCCATTGTCTAAGAACACCTGAAGAACAGGCCAAAAGGGATGGGAGAGCTTTGCGATACGAAGATTCTAAAGAATACAAAAAGGACATGAAGAAGGCGATGACTGATGAAGAAATGGTCTATGTGAAGATGCCCAAGTCTATGCTTCCAGTGATAGAGATGCTAACTCAAAACCCAGAAATGTGGTTGCACACAGGTACAGACATAGGGGGCGATTTCGCAGGTCTTTCAAGAAACAGGCCAAGCGAAAAAGAGCTTTTTCATGACGATTGGGAAATGCAAGACGATGAAAGAGCATCCCTTAGTAGCATGGATCAATACTCAGATGATTTCCCTTATGATTTGAATTACAGATTGGGATATGACCGAATCGGTGAAGGAAATTACGGTGAAAGCGGATTTAGCTATGACCATGACCGACACGGACAAAGAGGAAGGGTTGAAAGAATGAATATGCTTGCATTATTACAAAGATTGGCCGAAGGCGAATATGAAGATATGAGGAATATATTTTGAGGCGATTAAGATGAGTAGTTTTGAGAAGGCATGGTCTGTAGCTAAGAATGAGAGATTCGGAGAGAAGTTTAACGAAAAGCTGCGAAGGATGAAGGAAGGTGCAAGAGGCGTTCCAGAGAAGTTTAGCGACTTAAGATCCACGACACCAGAAAGAGATAACTTTGATGTTATGGCTGAGATACTTGGAACGGATTCGGATGGAGTCGTAGATGAGTATGAAAGGCTCAAGGATATGTTTGACCATGAACCGCCTTCACATTCAGCCCCCAATGCTCTTGGTTCAAAGGGTCTGATTGATAGAGCAAGAAAAGCTGGAAAAGGCCCTGTAAAGAAATCAGAAGAAGCCATGTTCGTAGATGATGTAAGAGAGTTAGTCATGCAAGGCTATGAAGTCATGGATGCTGTAAGGCAGGTATCACGCATTCTCGGACTCAATGGTTCTAAATTGATGCGAGCTTATGTGGAGGCGTACCGATGACCGCATTTGACAAGGCATGGAAAATTGCCAAAGAGGAAACAGCGAAATGCACCCAATGTGACAAAGAAATCACAGAAGGTTTTCTTGATCAATCGGCAGGTTGGTTTTGTTCAGAAAAATGTTTGAACAAATATAGCCCCGGATTCATTGATTCACAAGAACATAAGGATGCCTTTGAGAGTGGAGATACGGTTTGGACTACAGTAGAGTGATTAAGGTGGCTAAAGATTCTTTTGAAAAAGCATGGGATGTTGTGAAAGCACGGCCAATTCCCCCTAATGTGGAAGCATGGTTGAATGATTATTTTTCACACGAAGATTCAGATGACCAAATGTTCTTCGCTAACCCTAAAACGGGGCAAATTGGCGAGGACATACCATACTCTAAATGGAGAGAATTAAATCCCGAAAGCGACATATCCGACCATTGGTATCGTTCTTATGCTTGCGATTGTAATATGAGTGGGGCAGATAAACGAGAGAACTTGGAAAGATTATTTTTGGATGCTTTAGCTGAAAATCCGAATGCCGATTTAGAAGAATTGTATAACGATTACATGAATGAAGCTCAATGGGAAGGCGGTGGTCAAGGTCGCTCAAAAAAATGGGCAAAGTCGGTGAGGGAAGCTACTGATGACGAACCCGCTTTCGGAAGATGTGGTCATTGTGGCGGGCAAGCTTCTTTAGATCCAAAAACAGGACTTTGGGGGCAATTCTTTTGACGGTATTCGACAAGGCTTGGGGTGTCGTGAAAGCAGTATGCCCCGAATGTGGCGAGGATAGGCCACCTTACGATTATTCGCATGGGCAAAAGATGTGCGACTTTTGTTATGAGAGCGATTACCATCAAGGTACGAGGGATGTAAAATGACCGCATTCGACAAGGCTTGGGAAGTAGTCAAATTAGACGCATATGAAATGGCAGTAGCCGAAAGGTTTAGTGATCCCCGTGACTTTATGACTGATGAACGCATGAGAGCCAAACTCATGGGAATGCCATTTGAAAAGGTGCGTTCAGGGGCTAATCATCCAATGGGCGATCTTGACTATCGTTATTTGGATAAACCAAGTCAGTTAGAACATATGGCAGATGATGAACTTAAAGCGATTTATGATCAGATGGTGCGGTTAAAACTGATGGGTGATTCTGAAGGCACACCTATGCAAATCGTTAGCCCAAATGATCACTATGCCGATTTGCCTGAAGGCACACCTATGTACCCTTGCGCAGTCGAGGTGTGCGATGAACTTATACCGTATGAAGGGAATGCTGTGTGTGATAGGTGCAGCGAAATAGCCGGAAATCATGGGCCGGGTGCATCTAAATCAAGTCCTGAACACGATGAACGAATCTGTGATTATGGCGATTGCATGAAACCAGCTGTGGGTGTTAGTGGTGGGGAAGGATCAGCGAGCTGGCTTTGCGATGAACATTGGGATGAGTGGTTCTAAGTCCTATCAATAGCGTTGTTCGGATTGAAAAGGAACATATACGCATAGGGGTGCGTCATTGTCATGGCTGACAGCTCCGAGCCGGATATGTTAGTCGAATTGTTGGCATTTACGATAGTGCTACCATTAACCATGATACTGTGGCCTATGTTCAAGATTATTGATTTTACCGTAGCTCTAACCAGAAAGTTAGGGTTTTAGTTAGGTGCGAGAGGAAGCAAAGAAAGAATGTATGAATTGCAGCCATACTTTTAGGGGAGTCAAGAACGATAGACGAGTCAGCTTCCTCTCGCAATTTTATTACTACTACAATTCATTATGAATAATGCGGTAATCTTTTGATGAATGGTAATACACATTGTTAGCATGAGTGGTAGCGTTAGCCCTTTTGAAGAGGGTTGGTCTATCACTAAGGAATCCGATGAAAAACCGGATAGGTTTGATTTTAATGCAGAATACGATCCTACTGGATTAGTCCCAGAGGGCTATGCAGAAAAGCATCCAAACGAGTATTGGGAAGAAGCTCACGGCAAAGGTTCTAATCCCCGTGATTGGGAAGAAATGTCAGAAGAAGAAAGAGATGCGTATGATGAAAGGTACTTCTCTAACCCCATGCCTTATCCTCGACCTTTGGGTTTGCTACCACATTCCGAGATAAACAGATACCGTGATTTGTTGGATGAGTTTAGAACGCAGTTTTCAAGGTTTGAGCATAATCCCAATCTTTCTGAAGATGAACGCATGGAATTAGCTGTGTCGCTGTTTGACCCTGCAAACGAAGCTGCGAATCTTAGTGAGGACTTTGCTGAGGCGATAGCCAATGAAATAACATACAGATCTCAAGAGCAGACTGTTGATCACATGAGAAGGGGCGATTTACATTCAGGGGGTTGGAAAAATGACGGCACACCTTTCAAGCCAAGAGGCGATTCAAAACACCTGCCTTTCTCCCAACAATTCCAAGATATTCATACAGGCGAACCGATGACCATTCGCTCTTTGCTACTGAAAGCTCTTGGCGATCCCGATGAAATGCTACATTGGAGTGAAAGGTTTGGTGGTAAAGCCCCTTACAGTAAAAACGATAGAAGTGTTTTCAATTGGGTAGGTTCGAATAAGGATAAATTAAATCAATATCTTGATGAAAATAGAGTAGATTGGATAACAGACGAACCTCAACCAATAGCTCCATTAAGCGACCTTACTGATTTGACGGGCAAAAAACAGAAGCTGTTAGCTGAGGATTTGATTGGTGGTGGCTTTTCATTTACATCAAAGATGCCCGGAGGGTCGTTGGCCTTCCCAGCTCATACTTGTGATGTAGGAATGAGATTAGCTGGAATAAAAACGGCAGGTTGCCATGCTTGTTATGCAACAAAAGGCAGGTATCCATTGAATAACAAACAAATCCAAATGTATGATAATCTTCACGCTTTAACCAGAAATGATCCAAGATATGCCTCAGCATTATCTGATAGAATAAAGGCGCAAATGATGTTTGAAGGAGAACCTTATTGGAGATGGATGGATAGTGGCGATTTACAAAGAGGCAAAGGAGAAACAAAAAAGAACTTTGGAGCTAAGCATTTTGCCCAATTGATAGACATAGCAAGAAATCTTCCTCAAGGTAAGTTTTGGCTACCTACTCGTCAAATGGGGGGTGTCAAACAAGTTATGGATGAAAGAGGAATTGATGCCCTGCCTGATAATCTAAAGACTCGATTATCTGTTCCTTTCATCGGTCAAGCTTCAGATAATGAAGTAAATCGAATATTCGGTCTGTCGAATGTTACAAGTCTGTTAGATGAGCTGAAAGAAATGAGGAACATAGATGTGAGCGAGATTTCTTCTATTGATCCTTCAAGTAAGATATGCCCTGCTTCGGCATTAGGCGGTAGCTGTGATGATTATGATTGTAGAGATTGTTGGGAACATGAAGGCCCTATTAGCTACAATCTTCATACTCCTCTGGGTGGTAAAAACCGCCCAATAGAATTACTGCAAACCAAACCCGGTATGCCCGCTATGGAGTTAGATTACGGAGAAGATTATCGGCCATTCGCAAGAACCGTAGATGATGGTTTGGATATTCGTCAATTCATGCGTAAAACATGATAGTAATCCTGTCATCTATAACAACGCTCATAAGGCTCTCATATTACAGACCGATACGATGAGCCAGCACGTTTCGGTAGTGATGTGGGAAGAATTGTTCCGCAGAATGGAGAAAGAAAGGGGTCGAGAATCCAAATCATCGTATGTGAATCATGCGTTGCAGCACTACTTTAGGCTCATAGACGAGCAAAAGGAAGGAAGAAAATGAATGGATCATCACAAATACCAATGTGGCAACCACCAGCGGAATCAACAGGGAATAGGGTTGATGTTAATCTAATAGCTATGCTTCTATGGCAATCGCTTCTTACAGGCGTTGCGGTAGGCATATCTCACAAGAATTGGTATCTACCAGAAGCAACACCAGCTGAAATGGGATTACAATACGGACTAATCGCATTCGGCTTCTTATGCACATCTATGGTGTTATTCCAAGTCGGTGGAATAAGAGATAGCATGGCTATGAGAGCTGAGTTTTCAAAAGAAGCGAGTTATGATAAGTGGTTTAGGAATCAAATGCAAATGACGAACAGGCGTATGCAAAAACAACAATATTACCAAGAGCTACAGGGGCAGATGGCCTCAATGCAAGCTCAGGCGCAGGGGAGAGAGTTATTTGGACTCCCTAATACATCTGCTTCGGATGAGGATGACGGGAAGTCCAACAATTGAAGCAGGTGGGAAGTAAATGTGGCCTTTTTCAACAAGACAAGAAAGACAAGCAGCGGAAATGGCTCAGATCCTTGCGGAGAACTCCTACGAAAGAAAGATGGAGAGAATGGCGGGTTGGGTTCGCACCGTTGTAGCGTTGGTATTGGGAATCGGTGGTACTTTCGCTACGTTAATCATATTAGACGAATTGGGAACTTCGCCAGTCGGCCTGTGGGAGTATTTGAAAGACCAACTCTAAGTGGGTTGGTCGCATGAGTGCAGTTATCGCAGGGCATCTGCTAATTAGCTCGGTTCATGCTTTACAGAAGTTTTACCGTATTCTTAGACCGTATCGTGTAGGAATCTATGGCCCAAGCATGACAGGTAAAACCACATTAGACCAATACCTAACTGTTCCGGGCGATATAGATCCAATACCAATTGAAATGCGAACATCTCATCCTATGGTCAATGGTCAAGCTAAGCTCCCCAGTCCTCACAGGAAGTTAGTCAAATACAAAAAAGATAGAATCCCTATTTCCAATTCAGATATTGCAGGGCAAGCCCAATTTAGAAATCTCTGGATTGAAGATATGTTTAGTCGTAAGTGTGAGATAGTCATATTCATGGTTGATCATAGAGTATTGACCAGTCCTTCCTTTGCCAAAGATTCGTTGGCTTCATTCAAGTATCTAATAGATAACATAACTCGAAAGGATGTCAGCACGGCCATATCCAGAAAAGCACGAAAAACATCTCGTAGCAACTATATGCCTAAAGTAGTGGTATTCTTAGTGAATAAAATGGACTTATGGTGGTCGCCTCAAGCTCAATACCTTTGGGATAATAATCTGCAAAGAGAACACCCTATCGTTGCCCCCTTCAGAAATGAGCTAAGACGGCTAAGAAAAGCTGGAGTTAGAGCCGATATAGATGCAATATCGGCACAACATGGCGTGAATGTTGAAAAGGTGTTAATATCTATTGTAGAACTACTGTAAAACACGGAATGCTTAATTGGTTGTCAAGGTTGGGATAGCTAACATGAGCTGGACTGGGAACATCATGCCCAACTGGATTGCGGGTAATCCAAACGCAAAATTAGCAGGTTTAACTGATGAACAATTGAAGCAGGTAGCAGTAAATACAGGGCTTGCATTTCCTATGTTGAAAGCCCAACAAAGAGCTGAAATCGCAAGTGCCGGAGCTACTGGTGGCTACGGTGGTTCTGAGGAAGTAGTGCCTACGGTTGAAGTCCAATTAGTGCAAAACCCCGACAACCCCAAAAAAGCAAGAAAGAAAAACATCAAAAAATTACGAAAGGCGTTGAAGCCACCGAGCTATTTGTTGGGTCTTTGGAGAATATACCGATACAATGGAACATTTGAGTGTGCTTGCTGTGGCGTTGATGTGAGGCGATTCCTTGAGGGAGATAACGACTATGCTCAAATTATTGATTATGATCTGCCCGGTAAGGTCAGTTTAGCTGATTTGTATTGGTTTGACGATGAAACGGGCAATTCAATAATCCCTCATGCTCGAACAAGAGGCGATCATGGAGATGAAATGAATAGCACACTATGTCCGGCTCATTTGCATATCTATCACACATTGAGAAAGCTGGTGCAAGAGGATGAAATGTCTGCCGAAGGCTTACGCCCAGTCAGTAAAGGTACTAAGTTCCTCAAAGTTCCCGGTATGGGTGCTTTGATGGGGGGTTCTTCTGCCCAAAACCGTTCAACAACCGAATCCTTGTTAAAATACGAACCATTCTTCAAGATGATTCAGCAAGACACCAAACACAAGAAGGGCATCGTTTTGACTCAATATCCCAATCCTATAACAGGTGTGGCCGATTTAGTGTCGGTTACATTTGATCTTAGAGCCTTGCAGATGAGTGATGCTATGACTCAAAGGCAAGCAATTGGCCTTCAAAACGCCAATATGACCCAAAATACAATACCACCTGCACAGGCAGGGGTTAATCAAAGTCCTCAGACAAACGCAACGGGACAACAAACAATTTAGGAAGGAGAAATAGAAATGGGCTGGTTTTTTAATAGAGGAAGCGAAACCCCAACGCAACAATTCGGTGCATCAAATAGCATGGGAATGACGGGCATGGGGGGATATGGAATGCAAGCAGGTATGGGTGCTGGAATGATGGATCCGATGATGATGCAACAGATGGGGCAAAATCCTATGATGCAACAGATGGCTAATGACCCAGTTATCGCCACATCAAGATTGTTGCAGTATTACGATCCTCTAAATCAATTCATTGTAGCTAATCAATTTAGCATGATGATGGATTTAGTAGCAGAAATCGTCACACTATCTCTAAAGGACTTCTTTTCCAATGTTCAACTTGCAGCAGGTGAAGATGGTAAGCTCAGTTTAGACACAACTACGCTCCCCGCTAACATAGCAACACTATCTCCTGAAAACCTTGCTTTGACCTTACAGACCTTGAGGCAATCCGCCCAACAACAGCTTCAGATGAATCAACAGCAAACACAAATGCTACTGCAAGCACATAACCCTATGATGAACAATCAACCGGGATTCTTTGGTAGCTTAGTCGGTGGCCTGTTAGGTCAGCAAATGCAGCAACAAGGCGGTATGGGAGCTATGGGTGCTGCGGGTGCAGCTTTGATATGAGGGGATTGAAATGAAAGAAGGTGTTAGAGCAAGATACTGGAGCAAGTTCAAAGCTCGAAGAAAGCATTTTCTTTCTGGTAAATATCGTTTGAAAAAGAATAGACAAAGAAAAGTATTCTTTAGCAAAGCAAAGGGGGAAGAAGAATAATGAAGGAAGATGAAAGGCAACAAAGAACGCCTTATGGAACAACAATGGCTGATACGACAATGGAAATGTTTGCACCGAATAAGATGTTGGTTGAAAGTGCAACAATGATTTTCATTATATCCTTCATGCTTCTAATTACATCTGTAATGCTTTGGAAAGGCCCATCTATGGATCCGACATTCTCTATGGTTGCTATATTTGGTGTATTTTTCACATTCTTCCTTGCAGTTAGACAATATGCAGCTTTTCGCTAAGCCCCCCATCTTTGCCGATGGCGGGGCAGTACCGCCCACCAACACCTGCGGGCTTCTATCAACAGCCTTCTCAAAACAAGCGGTTTTCACCACTTGATTTTAACAAAGATGGGAAGGTCAATTTTGCAGACATAAAGTCTGTAGCTGATAGAAATAAAGATGGTAAGGTGGGGCTTGATGATTTACACGCTTTGGCTGATCAAGTATTGCCCAATAAGAAACAATGTTCTCGGTGTGGGAAGCCGTTGAAAAAGAAATCAAAGTATCAAACAGGTGTATGCGTTGAGTGTTATCGAAATCCAACTGATGAAGAAAGGTGTATAGCAGTAACATCATCGGGCGATAGGTGTCAAAGGCGTATATCGGATAAATCGCAAAAGGGGTATTGTGGCATACATCTACGCAAGCATGAAGCGTAATAGCCAATAACGATGGTATAACATGGGGTAATACATGAGTGGTAGGCGGATACGCAAGAATTGTCCCTTCTGCCAACACCCCGAAAGAGATTCTATTGAGTTAGACATAAGAGCTGGAAAGCTTGATGTTAATGATGTAGATAGGGATCAAGGTTGGGCTAATGGTACGGCACATAGGCACATGAGAAACCATGCAGGTGCTTTCTTCAATGAGTCTAATGTGGATTGCCCTGTTTGTACGCACCCAGAAAGAGCTGAGATTGAAGCTGCGATTCTTGACCATAGAGCTACAATAATTGATTTCTCGGAAGAATTAGATATTCCCGAATTGACCATTACTCATCACATGGAGAAACATACCAAGCCTCTAATTCAAAGACAGGCGAATATTGAGGTTATACCGAAAGCAATCCAAACCACACACGACAGCTTGAATCGTGTTGAGTCTAACATGAATAGAATGGATACTTTACTATCTATGCACTTAGATAGGTTAGAAGAACAGATGGTTGAAAATGCAGATATGGTATCAAGCAAGGATTTAGATCTCGCCATTAAGATGCACCGTGAAGTCCGTGAAACATTGGGCGAGTTAGCTAAATGGATGGATAAGCTCAAGGAAGTGGATAAGGTTGAAAGTGTGTCTGTAATCACCATAATGCAAGAGTATTTCTCGGAGAAGGCACCAGACGAGTGGAGAACGATTAGACAGATGTTAGCAGAAGCGGGGGTGATGGATGAATGAGCTACCATATTGGAAGAAGGCCGGAAGAATTGCAGCTCAAAGAAGGGCCGTATAGCAACTACGAATCAGTATTGCATGGCGATCTTCCTACTACATACGATGGCCTATTCGAATTGCTTGACGCTATGGACTATGTGATTAAGGAATGGGGAGAGTCAATGATTCCCTTTGGTTTGTCTGATATGGCTGAAGAAGTATCACATGAGATATACAGTCATAACATAAACACAAGGTTTGCGATTTATTCATATTTAGATGATGAAAGCTCCGAGCAGATGGACTTCGTTGATGTTATGAAGCAGATGAATAAGCTCAAGAACGCATATCTTCCATTAGCTAAATCCTATGCAAGAGTTCCATCCCTATCTCATTGGTATCTCAACTTACCTATGCGTGTTGCAGCGTCTTTCAAAGGCATTAGGCAACTTGAAAGAGATAGAGCAAGAGAGGCAATTAGAAGAGAGGATGACATAGCAAGAAGGGGGTTGTATAAGTGAGTTACGATGACGATGCTCATGATTCAAGGTCTTGGGGGCCAGCTTTTTGTGAAACTTGCGGGGATGTTGAGCTTGACGATCACGATTACGGTCAAGGAGTTAGACAATGCGACCAATGTTGGGATAAGGAAGTTTTGGGCGATTCTTACTTCACCGATTTTGATGATGATTTTAAGGAATTAAACAAATCGTCTATTCAGAAAATAGCAGCCAATCCCCGTGATATTGGGAATATATGGCGACCACGAACCCAAGAGATGACTGGTGGTTTCAACCCAAGACAGGTCTTAGATCTGCAAATCAACCCCAATGAAGATGATGATGATTTAGCTCATAACTCTCGCAACACGACTGAGGATACAGAAAGCAGGGATCAAGCTGACCCCGATAAGAGGCGTGAAAGAGCTTTGAGAGAATTGATGCCCGGACTACAACACATACAAATCAAACCAGAAGTTATGTCTGATGTAATCGAGCGTTCTCCAAGATTTGAGGAAGAAAACCAACTTCTTGAGTCAAGATTGGGAGTGGATTTGGGTGCAAGAGGATTATCCTTCTCGGCTGGCGCACATAGAGGCACAGTTAGAAGTGATACACCGTATGTGAATTATGGTCGAGGCACTACCAATGCCTTCGGCAAGTCAGAAGATTTACTCAAAGCTGCAAAAGACAAGTACAAGTCACGCAAGTATGAAGATGACGAGGATGATGAAAAGCCTAAGAAGAAATCAAACAAGCGTGAAAAGAGGTCTAACAAGCGACCTGCTAAGAAAGGCAAGGCCAAAAAGAAAGCAAAAAAGAAGATGCCGATGCCTAAGAGGGGGGCTGCACCACCACCAAGAAGCGGTGGGTCTGAAGCTCAGATGCCTCTCAAGTTCCGCAATCCCGGCCAATATAACCAACAGCAATCAAAGAGGCGAATGGGTGCAGGTAGTCCAATGCCTGATATGAAACAGGGCAGGGGAACAAAGCTACCACCTTCACCTAACATGGGAACAAGGATGCCTATGCCTATGAGAGAAGAATCAAGAAAGCCCGATAAGCTCACAGACAAAGAGCTTGGCGACCCTCTTGGTTCAGAAGATCCGTTAAAGATGCTAAAATCAAAAGGTGGTTTGGGTAGCTTAAACAGAACAGAAATCATCGGCCTCAAAAAGAAAATTGAGGCGTTGATGAGAAAATTAGAGAAATTGACGAAGGCAACACCCGAAAACGAAGCAAAGGATAAGGAAGGTGCTACGCCCAGTGAAGATACTGCAAGCGCACCTCAAGGCGGAACAGAAAACGATGAGAAGCCTTGGATGTTCTATCATGATGCTACTCCCCTCTTAGTAGCGGGAGTAGTGGGCAAGAAATGAGCCGTTCATGGATGTTTGACCCTGATTACTTCACCATCCAGAAAGGATGGGGGGTCTATGACCTTGACCAAGTGATAGAGGCTTTTGTCAATGGTCAAGGTGCTGCGGTTCAAGATTTAATGCAATTAGACCATCATAATGTTCGAGAGGGTTTGTTATCGGGGGTTGAGATAGATGCAATAGACATGGCTATCCGTAATGCTTTGATTACAACAGAAGTGTATGAGGTATTGCATAGTGGCCCTACCGATCCCCAGTTTGAAAATGCTGCAAAATTAGCTATACAGGCGGGCGCACCTATCATCAATACTGCAATTCAACAACAAAATCAAATCAATGCAGGTAGAGGAATACCGCCCATGCCTATGGCTTTTCAATCAGATAGAACAGGGGCGGTTCAAGTCAATGCGCCTTGGGTTCATGGTGCATCTGCTGAACCTAAACAAGTTCTTCTACCGGGAACAAGACACGCAAATCCATTTGACTCAAACAATCAATTGATTACTCACATAACCAGCTCTAATACAAAACGAGAAGAAGGTTGGGCAAGACCATACGAAGAAGCTTTACAATCATCTGGAAGAGAGGAAAAGAAACGAAACGACAGATACATTCGAGGACACAAGGATCTTAGCAATCGTAATCTAATATCATTTCACGATAACAATCAGGCTTTACAAATGAACACCGCAGTTCGTGAGCATTTTCAACAAGCTCTTGCTCAAGGGTTAGATAGAGCTTCAGCCATAAATCACGCAAAGGAGATGTGGATGCAAGACAACAGGGCATTCCACATGACTGGGCATCATCACCATGCCCAAGAATCAACCTATGGCCGTGTTATACGCCCAGATGATGGTGAGCAACCGTTCTCCGATGCGGAGATAGAACATGAAATGCAGATGAGGCAGGGTACTGACCCCGAAGTGACTCAAGCTCCGCAGACTAATCCATCAGCAGTTATACACCCCGATCATAGAGATACTACATGGCTGAAAAATATGGTATCTAATCAAAGGCATTCATTCTATGACAAAGATACAGGAATCGCCAATCCAAAGGTAGTGAGCTACCTAACCGACCACCATTTCATGGATGAGATGGAAGCTTCGCAATTCATAGAAGATGTGAGTAGAAAACAGAACGGTATGCCTACAAGTGGCAGTATCAAGAATAGATTCTTAGAAGCTCTACTCAATCATCATGTAACTCAATCATCAGCAGTACCCACATGGTATGACGATGCACCACCGCCCAATGTAGCTGAGGCATTAGACCCCTCACAAGCTGCGGTACAACAACCGACTGAGGCACTACAACGACCCGAACCGATTACAGTTCATACTGCACCACCGCCTGAAGCACCCGAACCGCCCGTAGCCCCAATAGCTCGACCAGAAGCAAATACTCCACCCCCATTGGTTTCATCACCAATACCTACTCTAAATCATCAACACGGTATAAACACAAATATACCATTGACGGGTGCAGATGCACAGGGTATAGGCGGGGGCGGTATTATGGATCAGATAGCTACTATTCTTGGCCGTATAGCTGGAAACAGGACTATCTTGCGTTCTGAGGATGCCAATCAAATAGAGCAATATCTTGAAAATGTGCAAATGGAGATTGCTAAGGCCGTTTTAGAGGACAGTTATGATGTACCTACTTTCGATATAAACTCTCCAACGGACATAGCTATGATGGGGGCGCACATCCAAAGACCCACTTCTGATGTAATCAGTATATTATTTTCAAAAGGCGATTGGAGAAACATCGCTAAGACAATAGGCGTTCAGCATGAACAGGTGCAAATGGTGAAGGTGGCATTCCATGAATGACTTGATTCTCAAAGCTCGTTTGTATGAGCAAGAGCAACTTGAGAAAGGCTTGGGGCAAATGGCCGTCAATGCTTTTGATAGAGTTACAGGGACAAGCGGAGATTTATCGGAGGGGGCAACAAATCGGAATCCCTTCCCATTCGGAAGAAACAAAAATGCACCTGCTAATCAACCTCAAGAAGCACCTACTCAAGAAGCACCTACTCAAGGGCCTCAAGATCTAAGACCCGGACAGGAAGAAATGAATCGCAGGGCAAATAGCAATCCCAATGCAGGTTTTGACATGGGTAATATGGGCGATGCTATGAGTATGTTCAATACAGACGCACCCGCATCTCAACAGAATAGAAGAGTTAGAACAGGCGGTGCTTTGAGAAATACTCTTGGTGCTGTGAGAGATGCAGGTTCAGCTATGGCTTCTGGTAATTTACCAACCGCATCTAATCGAGCTGCGGCTCAAAGAGATAGAACGGGAATGAGTCAAGAGGAACAATCATCTCTTGTTGGGCAACAAGACGCTTCAATGTTCAGCCAACAACAACAAAGCAAACAAGCAGGTCAAAATGCGGGGTATGCTAAGCTCATGCAAAACGCTCCGGGTTTAGCTTCAGACCAAGCAAAACAAACAATGGGCAATATACAAAGCGGTCAAGATCCATTAGCTAATTCTCAAACAGGGGTGGCTACAGGCGGTAATACTACTAATTTCATGAATCAATTCGCATCCGGTGTCGGCAATTTGATCGGTCAAGGCATGAATGCTTACAACGCCCAAAGAGCTAACCAATCCAATGTAGGAGTAGGGTCAGCAGGGCAAGGCATACCACAAGCATCGCCACAACAAGCCTCCACAACAGGAACGCCAGTGAATCAAGCACAGCCCAAACCAAACGCTTCTGGGGGGCAACCTGCTCAGAATCAGCAACCGTATAATCTTGGAGAAGAAGCGAAAAGAGCATTTGGAAATACAGCAATAGCGGATTCTCAGACGGCATTAACCGAGGCGAAGGAGAGGGCGAATACAAAGGGTGGCTTTGGAACAGGGGTTATGTCTAATCTTTTGACGGGTGGAATGGCTGGTGTGGCGAGGGGCGCGTATAACGCATACCAAAGGCATCAGGGCAGACAAGATGTAGCCAATGTGCAGAACCGACAACAAAGGCTGATGGCGGGAGATCCATCTGCTATACAAGCTTCAGAAGATATTCTCGACCATTACTATGGAATCCATAAAGCAAGATTGGAGATAACTGACAGGCGAAGTACGGAGGTAGTTCGACTTGCCTACAGATGATATATTTGACCAAGCTTGGAATGTTGCTAAAGGTTGGAGATTACCTTCGTCTGATGATTGGAATCAGATGGATGAGAGAAGAAAGCGTGGTGGGCCATTACCAAAGACAGGCAAGGCCAAACCCAAACCACAGTTAAGCGAAAGAATCCTTATTGATGAACAATATACGATGGAAGATGCTCTTGCAGATGAGGCAGCGGGTTATGGTAAGATTTACCGTTTGCCTAATGGGGATTATGAGTTCGTAGGGCATCACCCTAATCCCGAAGCTGAAGATGTTGAGAAAGGCTTCTTTGACGATTTCGCAAGAAAGGTGAAGCAGAAGCAGAAGGAACAAGAGGCTCTAAACGAATACATAGTCAATAATCTGATTAGGAATCCCGATGGACTGGAAGCTGGCGTTGCAGCCCATCATCGAGCGTTAGAGGCTATGAACAGGCCACCACCACCTGCTATGCCTGAGTCGGTAGATTCCATCACGGCCACACCGCCACCAAGAGAGCGTGATAGTGTTGAGCCAAGCGAAATCCGACCAGAAACCGTTAGAGCTGAGATTCCTCGAACAGGATTTAGAGGCGGGGCTGAGGGTGCGCCTACACCGCCTACACCCAATTCGGTTGATGAGGATGAAGATGAGGATGAAACAATTCTTCAAGCTTCAGAACCGCACCAAGTAGCAGATAGCTGGACTGTCGTTAAGGATCCATTCGCAAACCCGTTCTTCAATGAAAACTTTGCATCTCTAACTGAGGAACAACCACCCGAAGTTACGCACGATGATACGCCCACATTCTCACTTCAGCCCGATTTAATCAAGGGCGACTCACCAGAAGATGCTCTCAAAAACGCAGGTTTTGATGCAAGACAAGGAGATGATATGAGCCTATTACCATCAAGTGCATTCAACAAGGGGGATGTTGCACCAAGAGCTGATACAAGCTTGCTACCTGCGGGGTGGGATACTGAGTAATAACTTTGAGAAGGCTTGGAATATAGCCAAACAAACTCCTGAGCAATCAGCATTTGAAATGCAGATTTTTGAAAAGTATGGTCACAACATCGCAACGCAACCGTTTTATGAATTAGGGCAATATTTGACCTTGTATTATTTGTTTGATGAGCATCATATAGCTACATGGAATCAATCAAAAAATAGTGGATTTATTTTTGATGACGATACGGTATCAAGGGTTATTGAAAGTAATAACGATGGGGTGCTTGAATGAGCGATGCCGTTCAAAAATTAGCCAGTAAGGTTGATTTTGAGATGGGGAGGCGTGACTTCCAATACTTCTTTGAGGATATATGCGGATTCCAGCTCGCACACTTTCACAGGGAATGGTATGAGAATGCTGAGAACAACAGTAAGATATGCGTTATAGCAAGTCGTGATCACGGCAAATCCGTATTCTTTAGATGCTACTTGCTATGGAAGATGGCTTACAACCCCAATACTGAGGTTCTATTCTTCAGCCACAGTCAGCACCAGTCTATTGACCACATGAGTAAAATGGATGAGCTGATAGTCACTACACCTGCTTTAGCCCATCTAAAACCAAAGAGAGGTTGGGCTAAGCAGTTATTCAAGATGACCAATAGATCATCTATTCGAGCTATGTCTATCGGTAAAGCGGTTCGTGGGGCGCACCCTGATATTGTAGTGCTTGACGATATTCTATCCAGTGAAGCTCAGACTCAGCTAAAATCCATAGCTACATGGTTCTATACTGCACTTCTACCCGTTCTGCACCACACAGCTCAGATGTGTATTGTAGGAACGCCTTTCTCATATACTGACTTGTATTCTGAGCTAAAGGGCTTGGATGGATATTGCGTTAGGGAATATCCCGCAATCAATGAAGCTACAGGAGAACCACTATGGCCGGAGAGGTGGAATCTTGATGCGTTGAATGCTCGTAAGGGTGAGATGACTTCTATTGCATTCACAAGAGAGTATCTATGCAAACCGATAGCAAGTGAGTCCAGCTTGTTCCCAGAAGAAACATTAGAGCGTGTGAAAGATGACTCTTTGGCTTTGTCTTACTATCCCGATACAGATGAGCATCTGAATTACTACATCGGTTGGGATCCGGCAATTAGCGCAGACAGGAGAGCTGACTATACTTGCATGATAGTAATAGGTATGGATGAGAATAGACACAAACGCATCGTTCATGTTCATCATGAGAAAAATATGGATTTCAATCAGCAGATAGACAAAATCATAGAATTGAACGCTCGATTCAATCCAGTCATAATAGAGCTTGAAACGAACAACTTTGCTATGGCTTTTAATCAAGTTCTTCAAGAAATTAGCGATTTACCTATCAAACCGTTCAATATGAGTCGTATGAGAAAAGAAGCTTTGATTCATACCTTACAACTACACTTTGAGCAGAAGCATCTGATTATTCCGTACAAAGATGAAGGTGCTACTCGAAGGCACATGAATGCTTTATTGACCGAGTTATCTTACTTCACTATGCTTGAGAATGGTAAGATGGAGAGCTTGGGGGCGCATGACGATATGGTAATCGCATTGGCTCTATCAGTTCAAGCTACTAAGGAATATAGAGAGAACATTGTCATACTTGACGGTGCTACATGGCAAAGAAGGTTGGGGTGGCAAGATGCGTGAGAGAAGATACATTGAGCCATTGGTCGGTGTTGAAACCCTTGCAGACTCACTTGACATTAGGAAAAACCCATTGGCCGCAGCAGGTTTAGCAGCAGTAGGTGGTTTCGCCACTGGTGTAGGTTCTGAAGCTACACGGATAGCTCAAGAGAAGGTCGAGCAAGCTACGAAAGATCTGCAAGCATCGCAAAAAACAGATGCTGACAGGGCTAAGAGGGCTAAGACTCAAGAAGGGCAGGGGGCGGAGATTGAAGGGATGAACAATTCGCAAAGCTCTTCTCCGTCTGCTGATGTTGATGAAGAAGTGTCTGCACCAACTGAAGATGGACTACCAACCGACCTTCAATTATCTCTTGACAAGAATTGGTTTTTGCATAATTTCGGCATGACTGGTTCTGAAATGGCCTCACTATTGATACAGAAACAAGAGTTAGAAGCTTTAGACGCATTGTATCCTTTGCTTCTTGCTGAAAAAAGAGCTATTCTATCCTCTTTTCCCGGCGTATCGCCACATTTGGTAAAGCATCTGCCTTTGACTGATGTTGATTACGATAGGTTAAACAGATATTCTGATAGATTGGGCATCCCATTTCGAAGATTCGTTAAGATGTGGGAAGCTGCAAATACATCAGAAGCAAGAAATGATTCATACAATATATGGAAATCTGTTGTTGATGCCGATCAGCGTATTTCAAATCGAGAAAGAAACATACTGCAACAATGTTCAGATTTGTTAATTCGTAAGGGGGCTTTGAATGCTCATACTTTGAAGTTCAATGGCGTTAGTGCAAGTCCGGCTGAGATTTCATCACTAATCAAATCACACGGATTTTTGTTTGATATTGTTTCTGTTGGTGTAGTCAGTAAGTCTGTTGGTAGGGGTTTATTCTATGACATAAAGAGGCGTGATGTGATTCTAAAAGATGCCCCACGATTCTTGGCGGGGTTAATTGAAAGCGGGTCAAACATCAAGTTTGATGTAAGATCCAATCCACGCATAGAGCTAAGCTTCAAAGCTCCTACTGCACCTTGGTATTCAGATGCTTTGAACAAAGAAATGGAGATTGAGTGCGTAAAGCCATCAACGGGCGGTTTGATAATAGAAGGTGAAAGGGGTGTTTTGAAGGCATTAGATATGGCTTTACCACATATAACATCTAAAAACCACGAAGCATTCATGTTAGAGAAGGCTCTCAGGCACGATAGGAATGCCCTTACTGTGATGGTGCATGATTCATTGGATAAAAAGAAACAAGTGAAGTTTTTGAAAAGTAAGAGATTATCTGTAAGTGAGTTTGACCTAATGAAGGAAGAGGTGATGAAGAGTGGTTGATAAGAAGCGAATGGATAAGATATTTTCAGCCGTTGGATTGGATATGGAAAGGCACACCACGCCTATTCCATCTATGCCGTTATTTACATCTGGTGTGCAAGAACCGCCCCTGCTTCAAGGAATTACCATTCCAGCTCTATATGCTGCCGCATACGAATGTATGGTTCTCAGGTCTATTTTGAATCATCTTTGTGTTGAAACATTCAGAAAAGGGTGGGGATGGAAGCCGAAGTTTGTCGTCAAGAGCGTAGATACAGACCGTAAGTTCAACCAAGAGTATGAAATGGATCCTGAAACAGGTGGCGAAGTAAGGAAGGCAGATAGGGCGCAGATAGAATATGCAGATGCCATATTCAACAATGTCAATGGTATGGGTCAGACATTCATAGACATTCTAAGAGAAATTGAAATGGATTTGAACATTGTAGATGACGCATACCTAATAGTCACGAAAGAGTATTTCATTGACCCCAAAACAAAAACAGCTACCTTCTTTAGAATCAAGGAGATTTCAAGAGCTGACCCTATATTCATGAGAATACTTTCAGACAAGAGAGGGGTTAGAGGCGGTTCTCAATACACAAGTTTGGTTGATAGAGCGTTTAGAACAACAGACCCAGATGCGGTTTGCCCAACGACTGGTATGCCCGTAGTACCTATTCATTACATGAATCTCGCAGGTGTGGGTTCGGGTCAAGTCTATACTGAAGGTGAAGTTATTCACATTAGTAAGTGGTCGCCATCTAAATTGTATGGTCGAAGTCCTGTAGCTACAATGTGGCGACAAGTAAATACTCTCATAGCTATGGATAACTATGTCTATTCAGCTTACCAAAAGAGAAGGATGCCGAGAGGCGTTATGGTGATCAAATCATCAAATATGGAAACGGTTGAGAGGACAGCTCGTAATATCCAAGAGCATCTTGAGCGTGATCCCAATTACATTCCTACGATTGGTGTTGAAACCGAATCCGGCAGGGGTGGTTTAGAGTATGTTCGTATGATGGATACGCTTGAGGAATTACAATACATACCTATCAAAGATGATATTCGTCAAAGAATATCTGCATTCTATGGGGTTTCAAATGTATTCATGAATGATGTATCGGGTGGGGGTCTGAATAACGAAGGTATGCAGATTGTAGTTAGCAATCGTTCCGTATCATTCTCCCAGTCAATTTACAACAGACTACTATTCCCTGCGTTGCTTGAAGCGTTTGGTATAGATGAATGGGAGATTACGCTTACGCCTCATGAAGAGGAAGATGAGATTATGCAACTACGCAGGGATGAGATGGCTATCCGCAATATGATGCAGATGAAGCAATCAGGGTTCAATGCTAAGTTAAGAGATGATATAGACGATGTATATCTCAAGTTTGATTATTCAGAACCAAGTGAGGAAGAAGTAGCTGCACAAGAAGCTGCGATGGCTCAAGAACAAGGCGGTGGTCAAGCACCTGTTCAAAAAATGGGGCAGTTTGAGCTATTCAAAAGAGATGTAACCGATCCTGTTCATGGTAGCATCCCAGACGCTTCAGCTATGGTATCTACAAGAGGTTCTGGTATCAAGCCACTTCGAGAAGGTGGTGTAGCTCAAACAAGAGGCGGGCAGACAAAAAAGAATCAAAGAGTAATACACAATGAAGGCTCTCCTACATCTTCTAAAGGCAATAAAGATACAGATAAAACATCAGCCGAGAAGATAGCTGACGCTAAGCTGAAAAGATTGAATATAGACGGGCAACGAGGTAAGAGTGATGAAAACTCTCAATAAGGATTGTATATGCTAAGAGGATTGATAGATATGGGCGAAGCACTATTTGACCTCTCAAAAATGGATCCTATGGCTCGCAGATGTGTAGCTTCTGTTGAAGCCATGCAGAAAGCAATTGACTTGAATAATAGAGATGATGTAGCAAAGCATCTTGAAGCTGCTACAAACGCTCTCAAAGCTCTTTCAGAAGATTTAGTCCTTCACGATACCCTGCATAAAGCACTTGGTAATCAAATTAGTTCGGATGAGATAAGAAAGGGTGTTACTTACACCCCTCAGAACACGGAAGGCAACTTCAATGGTGGAGAAGATGCTATTGCTTACGGTGTTGTAAGACCCGGTAGAAGCGATAAGCTCTATCGAAAGCATCAAGTGTTCTGAGGTGAAAAGGTGGCGGGATTTACATCAGATAGAGGGTCAATAGCAGACCGAATGAGAGCTTTGTCTATTCGTTCAACTCTTATTCAGAAAGCTGGGCCAGCAGATCCTAATGCTGCTATGATGGCTTCTGACCCTAATACACCCGCAGGTGCAGGGTTAGCTAATACTCAACCTGTTCAAGACCAATCTCTTGTTCCCCCAGTAGTACCTGCTTCCGCAGCAGGTAAGCAATACTACGATGAGCTATTATCGGCTGCCGGACAGTTAGGCGATATGCTTGGTTCAAGAAAGGGCTACTTGGCTCAATGGGCAAGTAATGGTATGCCGAGTGAGGGTATATCCCAATTTGATATGGTATTAGGATTGGTTATGGAAAAATACGATGAGATGTTTTCTTTGTTGGCGGCTATGCAGAAAGACCCACAGGTTATGACGATGTTAGAGTATGATGCACCCGTGCAAGCACCTAACATGACTGAAATAGCAAATCCTAATGTGGCGAACCCGCCCGTGAATGGTTTGAATAGTATGCTTGGAGGTATGGGATTATGAGTGATGAATCCGGTGAATTGGAAATATTGAAGCAAGTAGTAGGAGAGCTTCGTGCATTAAATGAAAGAATTGCTTTTGTTGAACATGAGAATCTGGAGCTACGCAAAGCTGTTTCTGATCCAGAAACATTGATGCAAAAAGCAGGTTGGATGAGATTTACTACTCCTCATGCAGCTGAAACATTTGACCCGTTGAATAGAGCAGGGTCTGATGATATGAGAATTGATACTCCTTTCGAAGGTTCGGGCGACCTATTTACCAAATCAAAAAGTCGCTATGATGAGCTACAGGAATGGATAGACGCAGAAGAGGCGACACGGACATGAATCACGGATTTGCATATCACGACCCAATGGAAGATACCCCAGAAGGCCAGCTTTTGGCAATCGTCAAACAATTAGAAGATGTAGTCAAGTCAAAGAATAGCAGTATGGCTTACATGGATAAAAACATGAATTGCATGAATTGTAGCGATAGTGACGAAGGATGCGAAGATTGCTCACCAAAAGACACTAAGAAATCTGCAAAAGACGGATACAAATCAGACAGGGGCGATAGAAAGATGCCCGATCTTCCATCCCCTAAAGGGAATAAGAATATGGCGGGCAAAGGCAAGAAAGGCAAGAAGCCCTTAGTCGGTGGTCAGAAAAATCTTGACAAAGACAATGATGGCGACATTGATGGCGATGATTTCAAACAAATGCGTAAGGAAGATGCTACTACTGCATTCCTAAGAGAGAGAGGCATTATCGTCAAATACGAACAAGAAACATCTGTTGATAATGTCGTGCCTCAACTTATGGAAGTATCAGGAAGCGAACAGATACGAGCAACTGTGTATAGCACTAATCAAAGAGTTCCTTACATGGAAGATGGGCCATCAAGAAGCCCAATTAGTGAGGTTGCGAAAATGCCGTCAGTAGCTCAAACAGGCTATGGTGCAGACGGTTCATCCTTGCACATGAAACTAAACGATGGCGGTGGAGTAGCTGACAATATAGACCAATGGGAAGAAAAATTGACTCAGCTCAAGAAATCTTATCCCGGTAAAGTCGGCATCATCGAGGAAATTGCGAGCCTTACCGAACAAGTCTATGCTCGCCTGTGAGGTGAGCGTATGTCGGATGAGTTAGTAAGAAGAAGAACAGAAACCTTACTCTCCGCACTTACTGGTGCTGAATACGACATAGACCTATACAAGGAAGAATTAGGTGTCGTTGAAACGCCTCAAGATGCAGCTACTCTTGCAGTAGCTTCAGACCCACCCCCATATTCAATGAGAGATTTGGATAACCCGATGGATCCTTCAACAATGGTCATCCCTCAAGACATGAATGCTTATCTTAGCGGTCATACAAAGATTTCAACAAGCTATGCGGGTGATTGGCCTGAAGCTGATATAGACAATAGATTTGGAAAACATCACCCATTTCATCCCGAATCAAATAGCTGTCCTCTATTGCACGGTGCAGTTCATGGTAGCCCGATGTATGCCGAACACATTCTTGGATTCATTAACCAATTAGGCGATAATCGAGAGGCAGAAAGGAGAATTAGAAATGATGTTAGGCCGATCTTTGACATTATGGGCGACCCTACTGAATCTATGTTAGATCTTTACAACATAGATAGAAGTCGTTTTGCCGAGCTTTCTGATGAGGGATACATTGAGAATAAGAAAACCGAGCTTACAAATGACTTTGGGTTGCTATCCTACTTGTTTGGCTTAGAGTACCAAACATCTCAACAACGTGATTCATTTATGGATTTGATGAGTAGGTTAGGAGAAACAGAAGATGGTTCTCCCGAAGCTAAAACGATATACAACAAGTTAGCTGAAAAGACAGGCATATCATGGGGCAGGGCATTACGCAATTGGAGAGATAGATTTACGCCTTTGGCTTCATGGTGGATGCGACCTGCCGATAAATCTGGGCCTGTTGAAGCAGGGGCTGATGCGACAGCTCCAGATAGGCATCACAATTCGCCTTGGAATCTAAGTGAAGAAGGGATAGTACCTAATCATAATCACCATTGGTGGCAACCATTCCTATACTGGGGTGGCGTAGGCCGAGATATTAACTCGTTGAAAACAATGTTTTCTGAAAGTTATTCAAAGATATTCAATGGTTCTTGGCTTGGAGATATGTTATTTGATGGAATACCATTGATGGGTCGGCATTCAATTGCAGGTTCTCACTTCCCAATGGCTGCTAATACTGAAGCAGGTCAAGGAGAGTTAGCTGGTGTTGTATCATCCGACTCAATGGCCGATTTAGATTTTGAAAGAAAGCGAGCTAATTGGAGTGGTGCTGCTTCCTTCCACCACCATCTGCATCCTTCTGAAATACAATCTCAAGGTTCAATGATGGAGATTCCGCATAGTGCTTACATGATCGCACCATTTGGTAGAGCTATGATGAATGTTGGAGAACATGGTGCGCCTCTTGCACAGTTCATTGGTATGAGTCATCCAAACTCTAACCCTGATTATCACAAGCTTCACAATTCATTCTTTGCAGAAGCTGACAAGGCATTAACCAGAGAAGCTATGCGACTTGCAGGTATAGTAAATCAGCAATTAGGTTCAGAAGTGTTAATTGGAAGTCTAAGCGAAGATGCTTGGAGTGATGTTGAAGCTAATACCATAGCAAGAGGAAACATACAGCAATTGATGGTTGCAGCAAATTATTCACTAATGAAATATGGAGATACAGGTGGTCATTCAGTAATGCCCTTAGCAGATCTTAGCTCAGGTCAGTTATCATCACAAGATGGAACATTAGGCCCTGTTGCTCCCACATCAATGGGGGTTGTTCCACCAATATACAATACAGGTAATACCGATGCTTGGGGTCATAGAATGCCCGCTACATTGATTTGGTCTGACGATCCAGCTACCGGGATAACTTTCTCGTTAGCTGAACAGCCATTTACAATCATGCAAAGAACAGCTCATGAGGGTCATGTCCGTATGATAGACCCTGCATATAGCAAGAAACCTATTCAAACTAAAGATGAAGATATTAGATTGCTAACATCAAATCACATGGGTTATCCTTCTCTCGTTACAGATTTGCATAAGTCGGATGATGATTATGAACCAACAGGTGTGTTTGGCAAGAAGCTTATCACACCAGCTCATGTAGTAAAAGACATAGATGATTTGACTACTTTGAAAGGATTTAGCGGTGATTGGATTGTTCAACACAAACCATCAGGTGAGCGTATGCTTATCGAGAAAAGAGGCAAAAGCATAGAACCCCGTGTTCCAAATACCATATCTAAAGATCTAAAAGATATGAAAGGCGATTTTACCTTTGATGCGTATTTGGATGATGAAACATTGAATGTTGTTGATTTGTTAGTGCATAAAGGAACGGATTTATCGTTTGAGCCATTGGAAGATAGAATCAATGTTTTGAGGACATTATACCATTCAACGGATAACATTCACTTCCCTGCACCTTCTAATTGCGTTAATTCAGATGATGAAGGACTGGTAAAGGCGATTGCTTCTTTTGATAGAGGTGAGTTCTTAATTCGAGATGCTACATCTACATTCATCAAAGAGAAAGATTTGCATCCTAAGTGGGTATTATTCGCCAATGATGATATTTCCAAATCAAAAATATATCCGCCTTTACCAGAAGTGATGGTTAAAGGGAATACTGTAATCTTAGAATATCCAGAAATCTTATCTCCAGTCAAGGTAATGTTGGCTAAAGATGAAGATGGAATATACATTGATACTTACGAAGGGCAACCCCATTTGGTAAAACAAGCTCAATCTCAAGAAGTCCTTTGGACTCCACCTGTTGCATTCTTGCTGAAAGAAGGCGGAGCTGGTGGTGGCGATGGTGGCGGTGGAGGTACAGGAATGGTATCTTCAACCACCGAAGGAACATACCAACCCGTTCATTCAGTAGCTACAAAGCGAAAGAAGCGTAAGCTTGTTGAAAAAGCACCTGCAATAATTGATGATGAAGAGGAAGATAGCGTTCATCACATGATGGGTCATGTTAGAGAGGCAATAGATGATGCTGAAGAATCTCTTAGCTCAGAAGAGTTAGAAGAAAAGGTTGAGGGGTTGAAGCACGACCACTTGCTAAGATTTGGTGGCGAATACGGCATCGAGCAGACGGAAGATAACAAATGGACTTTGAATGAAGCTATTGATGACGATATAGCAGATACTACTGTCGTTGAGAAGTTTGCATTTCCTCGAATGAATAGAGCTTCAGCCGATGGTGGAGCTTGGTCAGGTATGCAAGCAGACATTACAGCACCGATGGGTGCAACAGAAATAACCGATGAAAACAATACTACTTTTGCTGATCCTAAGAATGAAGATAGGGAAGCCGATGAGATAGAGATTCCTAACCTTACATTAGACCCTGCATCTGAGGTTGAACAGCCGCAACTTGAGTTTGAAGGCGAGAAAGTAATCATGAGAATACCAATCAAGGAAAAAAAAGAAGAAAACGCTGATTTAGAGGCACAGCCCACGATTCGCACGGATTCGGTGTAAAACATCCTGTCAGCATTGACAACCTATCATTCATATACCATTGAATAACGATAGTCTGACAATGACAACCGCAGGGGCTATGCTACAACCCTCCCTTAAGTGGAGTGCAGTAGGCTCAGATTTCATTCTAAAATCACAGGTTGGTGGCGATCTATACATCGCTGGTTATGCAAGTGTAGATATGGTAGATAAGCAGGGTGATAGGATTCCCGGTGAAGCTTTGAAAAAGGCATTTGAGAAGTTCATGGAGAATAAAGCATTCAGAAATGTTCAGCTCGCTCATAGCGGAATACAAGTCGGAGAGGTTGTTGCCGACCATCAAGATTCACAAGGCCGTGTGTGGAAATCCGAAGTGGATGATCACGGCCTCTTTGTCGTTTGTAAGATACGAAGCGACATACAGAAGGCGAGAGAGGTGCAGAACCAAATTAGGGATGGCGACCTGCGAGCCTTTTCAATAGGAGGGCAAGCATTGTTCCGTGTATCAAAGCATACACCAGAACATGGATCCCACCGTGAGATTACCGAGCTGGAATTGCATGAGGTTACTCTATGCAAGAAAGGAATAAACCCCGAAGCTCGTTATACAATCCTAAAGATGGATGAATCTGAAATAGAAAAAGGAAGTGAGAAATTGACTGAAAGCGAAGCATTGACTGAAATAAGAGATGGACTTGCCCGTGTGCTAAAACACATGGATGATGGATCATCTGTAGCTAAAACGACAACTGAGAACAATGATGCAGTAGCATATATTGATACTCTTGAAAAGTTTGCCCATGAGCAAGGAATTGACCTTGACAAGCTACGAGGCCACTTTGGACTTGAGAAGGCATACTTAGCAGGTGTAGATGGTAACAGCGGCCACACCCATAGGGGTCAGGGCGATGAAGTAGGTAGCGGAGAAGATGCTTCCGAGCCTTCATATCCATCTCTTGCAGCACCGGGCGGTAACAAATATGTTATCAAGCAACCCGGAGTATCTAACATGGCTTACAACAAGCCATCTGGAAACAGGAATGTAATCAAATCCCGCAGAAGCAAGCCATCTGGTGAAATTACACCAGCAGGTCTTGAGAAGGGATACAGGGCATACGCCAGTCTAAGAGATGAGGAAGCTCTCAAAGACTTGGTTAAGGCTGACTGGGAATCCCGCTACGCTGCTGAAACAGCAAGAGCTTTGGAAGTTCAGAAATCGAAAGATTACTCAGGACAGATTGAAGCTCTAAAGAGCGAAATCGCATCCCTTAGAACAACTAACAGCGAGATCCAAAAGTCTGCTGTCGTTCAACCAACAGATATTCGAGTCCCCACGCATGAGGAATATGCAGCTATGGGTACTGACCTTGATGGCTGGAGAGCCGTTGAGGACTTAGCACGGAGGGCTGTAAGAGGCAATTGATTGCTTCTTTGAAATCGGAGAATAAATTGAGGTGAAAAAATGAGTGGATCAAGAGGATACATTAGAACAATAGAAGATATGGAACGCCTGTACTACGGTGCAGGTGCTGGTGACAATGCGTGGGCATATAGTGGAACAGACCTTCTCAAGGCTGATTCTCCGCTAATGAGTACCACAGCAGGTACTTACCAAGCAATTTTTGGCCGAAAGGTATGGTCGCAACTCAACCAAGAGTTCAACGCCTTCTCAATTCTGCCAAAGAAGCCATGGGAGAAATCCGGTTGGAGAGTCGTCACAGCTAAGCCTAACGCAGGTGCAGTAGGTGGCGGGCTTCCTGAGAACGGAACACTACCAGATACAATCAAGCCTACCTTTGCTCATGTAAGTGACAAACCACGCACAGTAGCTCACACATTCGATCTGAGCGAAACCGCTATGTTCCTTGCAGACAAAGATGACGGTCTTGGAGATGCAAGAGCTGTTATGAAGATGGAGATGGCTAAGCATCACGCTGAAGTCATCAATAAAATGCTTCTAAGCGATATAAGCAATCGTTCAACTACTTTGAACGACTTTGAGTCATTGGATCGCTGTCTTTCAGCAACCAACATTGAAACTACAAGCTTCAGCGATGTAGCTGCGGGCGACCACAAGCAATACAACATTGACAGGGCAGACGATGGTTCTTCCCAGTCTTGGTAT